TATGCCCGGCACGAGAGCGACCTCCAGACGGGCGCCGCTCGCGGGCTGACGTTCGACAACGACGCCGCTATCCGGGCCGTCTCGTTCTATTCGGACTACCTCAAGTTCGGCAAGGGCGAGTGGGTTGGCAATCCCTTTATCCTTGAGCCGTGGCAAGAGTTCATCATCGCCTCGCTCTACGGCTGGAAGCGGGCTGACGGAACGCGCCGCTTTCGCCACGCCTACATCGAAGTTCCGCGCAAAAACGGCAAAACGGAACTGGGCGCGGGGGTGGCGCTGTACCAAGAGACGTTCGACAACGAAGGCGCGCCGGAAGTTTACGCCGTGGCGACGAAGCGCGAGCAAGCGCGACTCGTCTGGAACGCTGCCAAGTCGATGGTCCGTCAGAGCCGCGTCCTCAAGGATGCGCTCCGGATCTATCACAGCGCGATCAGTTGCGACGCCAACAATGGGACATTCCAGCCGCTTTCGTCAGATTCCAACACGCTGGACGGGCTCAACATCTCGGCGGCCATCGTCGATGAGCTCCACGCGCACAAAAACCGCGAGTTGTGGGATGTCATCATATCGGCCTGCGGCGCTCGACGGCAGCCGCTCATATTCTCGATCACGACGGCCGGTGTCGGCAACTCGGGAATCTGCTGGGAACAACGGCAAGACGCCGAGAAGATCCTCAACGGCGTGTTCGAGGATGACAGCAAGTTCGCGTTTATTGCTTGTGCCGAACATGAGGACGACTGGACCGACGAGGACATCTGGAAGAAGGCCAACCCCAATTATGGCGTGTCGGTCAAGCCGGAGTTCATCGCCGACGAATGCCGACGGGCGCAGCGTACGCCAGCGGCGATTAATGCCTTCAAGCGGTACTACTTGAATCAATGGGTCAACGCTGCCCAATCGTGGCTGGACATCCAGAAGTGGAAGGCGTGCGCCGCGCCGTTCGACCCCGAGGCGCTGGACGGGCGGCGCTGCTACGGAGGGCTCGACTTGTCGCGCACAACCGACTTGACGGCGTTCGCGCTGCTGTTCCCGCCCGACGCCGGGCGAGACGATCCGTATTGGCGCGCGCTGTGCCAGTTTTGGGTACCGGCTGAGAAGATCGTTGAGCGATCCCGCCAGGACAACGTGCCCTACTTGGCATGGGTCAAGGATGGCTGGCTACACTCGACGCCCGGCGACGTGGTGGACTACGCGCCAGTGGCCGAAGCGGTCAAGTCCGCTGCCACGCGGTACGAACTTGTCGAGGTGGGGTTCGACCCCTATAACGCGACGAAGTTCTACACGGACATGATCGAATCGGGATTCGAGAAGTTGGTCGAGGTACGCCAGGGGATGATAACGTTGTCTCCGGCGATGAAAGAACTGGAGCGGATCATCCTGTCGGCGAACATACGGCACGTCGGGAACCCGGTCCTAGATTGGTGTGTGAGCAATGTCGCCCCCAAAGAAGACCACAACGGCAACATCATGCCGGACAAGAAGCGCAGCAAAGAGCGCATCGACGGCGTTTCCGCGATGTGCACAGCGATGGCCCGGGCGATCCAAGGGGTTCAGGCGGCATCGGTATATGAGGCAAGGGGGGTATTGATCCTGTGAAAAAAATTGACGCGCGAGATTGGCTGATCGCCGGGGGGCTGATCGCGCTAGCCGTTGGCCTTGGCCTCGTTACCGGAAGCCTGTGGGGCGTGGATGTGGGCATTGGCTCTGGTCTGATTGCCGCCGGCGCTCTATCGTTTGTGCTTGGGGTACAGGGCGAAGTGGAGAGGTAACACATGGGACTGCTACCGACGATTCGCAGATCATCGCGCGGCCATGCGCCGGAAGATGATTATTGGTATTCGCCCATATCGGGCGGGACGGCCTCTGGAGTTGAAGTCGACCCCAACACGGCGCTTAATGCTAGCACGGTGTTGGCCTGCGTCCGCGTGCTTGCCGAGACGATAGCCGCGTTGCCCCTGATAACCTATCGCCGGTTTGAGGACAAGGGCAGGCCGTCGAAAGAAAGGGCGTTGCTCCACCCGCTCTATAAGGTGCTCCACGATTCGCCCAATAGCGAGATGACCAGTTTCTCGTGGCGCGAGCGGATGATAACGCACCTGCTGTTGTGGGGCAACTCATACGACAAGATCGTCAAACTCCAGACGGGGCAAGCCGTGGCGTTCTGGCCTCTTGATCCGGCGAAGATGACCATCGAGCGCAAGGGCAACAACCTCGTCTACGTCTATGATCGCGGCGGGTCAGCGGCGGCGGAATATCCGGCGGACATGATCCTCCACATCCCGGCCTTCACGACGAATGGCGTCATCGGCAAGAGCATCATCACGCTGGCGCGTGAGTCGATTGGGATGGAGTTGGCAACCGAGCAGTTCGGGAATAAGTTCTTCAGCAACGGCGCCACGCTGGGCGCTGCCTTGGAGCATCCGGGAAAGTTGACGCCGGAAGCGGTGGAGAGGCTACGCGAAAGCACGAAAAAGTACCAAGGCTCAAACAACGCGCGCAGGACGATGATCCTTGAGGAGGGAATGAAATGGTCGCAGATTGGGATACCGCCCGAAGATGGGCAGTTTCTCGAAACGCGCAAGTTCCAGCGCAGCGTCATCGCCGGATGGTTCCGTGTTCCCGCGCATCTGATAAACGACTTGGGTGACGCTAGTTTCAACAACATTACTCAGATGGACATCGCGTTCGGCAAACATGGGATCATGCCGTGGACGGTCCGGATCGAGCAAGTGCTGGTCAAGCAGTTATTCCGCACGGGCCGGTACTTCCCGGAGTTCCTTCTGGAGGGGCTGTTGCGTGGCGATCCGCAATCGCGCGGGGCGCTGTACCAGACCATGTGGAACGTCGCCGCGATCAATGCCAATGAGATCCGCGCGCGGGAGAACATGAACGCACAGCCGGGCGATCAGGGCGACACCTATTGGCGACCGATGAACATGGTGGACGCCAGCCTAACGAGCGAGCCCGCCAAGTTGACGCCGACCGAAAGCGACGATGCCGCAGACGATGACGCGGAGGGGTTGGAAACAAACGACGAAGCCGATGGCGCTGAAGAGGGTCGGTCGGCAAGGCGCGTCCCGGTCAAGGAACTACGGACGCCCGCCGAGCGCAACCGCCTGCGGATCGCATGGGAGCCGATATGGCTGGACGCGGCGCAGCGGTTGACGCGCGGGGAAGTGCGCGAGATCATCAAACTTGCCGAGAAGCATCTGAGAAGTACGGACGGTTTTCTGGCGGCTACGGATGACTACTACGAAAACTCCTTCCCGGCGTACTACACGCGATCCATGCGGCCTGTCGTGTCACAATACAGCGCCGAGATCGCGTTGGTTGCGGCTGGAGAGTCCGGAGCCGCAGACGTGGCAATGGGCGACTTCATAGAAACCTATCTGGCGTCACTCAGGAACCAACACGCCGGGTCGTCACTCGCGCAACTCCGATGGCTGCTCAAGAAAAAGGGCGGCGAAGGCGTGTTGGCGGAAATAGAAGAGCGGATGAAGGAATGGACAGACAAGCGGCCTGGAAAGATCGCTAGTCGCAAGGTCATTCAGACCGATGGCGCTATCGCGCGCGAGGTCTGGCGGCGACAAGGCGTTGAGACGATCACGTGGACAACGAACGGAAAGAACTGCCCGACCTGCGACAAGTTGCACGGCAAAGTAATTGGCATCAATCGCTCATTCGTTCCCAAGGGCATGATGGTCGATCCGGTCGCGGGCGTTGTGCCGATCAATGACGACGAAAGGCCAGCCGGGCAACAGGCTCCCATCAAGGCTGGCGCCAACGTCCTACACCCGCCACTGCATGGCGGGTGCGATTGCTCAATCATTTTGGGGTGATTATTATGGCAAACGCAAAGGTTGAAACGCGGACTTACGGTAACGTGGTTTTACGGGCAGCCGGCGATAAGGCAGATGAAAGCCGCCGAATCGAAGGCCATGCGGCCGTGTTCGGCAGTGAGACGGAGTTGTGGCCTGGCGAGTTCGAGCAGATCCAGGCCGGCGCGTTCGCGCGGACGCTCAAGGCCAAGGCCGACGTTCGCGCGCTGTTCAACCACGATCCAAACATGATCCTTGCCCGGACGGCAAGCGGAACGCTCGCCGTGAGCGAGGACAAAGAGGGATTGTGGTATGGCTTCGACGCTCCGAACACGACGGCGGGCAACGATGTCCTGGAAAGCATCCGGCGCGGCGACGTGACTCAAAGTTCCTTCGCCTTCAGCGTGCCAGAAGGCGGGGAGATCTTCGAGACCAAGAAGGATGGCTCGGTCCTGCGGACTGTCGTTGACGCCAACTTGTTCGACGTGTCGCCGGTGACCTACCCGGCCTATCAGGACACGGATGTGGGGGCGAGAGAGAGTGCGGCACGTGTGGCATTCCGCAACGCGCCCAGCGCAACGCCGGAGCCCGAATCCGAAGAGGCGCCAGCAATGCCCGAGGATTCCAGCACGGCGTCGGCCATAGCCTACCCTATGGTTGCCCCGGAAGACGCGCCAGATCCAATCGTGCGCGCTGTGGAAGCGTTCAACGCGGCCTACTCAGCCGCGCTCGACGATACGAACGAAAACCGTGAGAGCGAGGAGCCAGACGGTGACGGACCAGTGTCCCAACCCGACGACTCCGGCGATGGAGAGCCAATGCCCTCCGATGCGGATGAATCAGAAGTCGATCCAGAAACACCCGCAGAGGTTGCCCCCGCTCAGCGTCATCGCGCGCAAGTTGCCGCGCGGCGCGCCGATAGGGTGTGCGCCTCGCTATCTCATCTCATGGGGGACTAAGAACATGAGCCACATCGACGACCTGCGACTGGAATTGTCCAGTTGCATCGACGAGCAGCAATCAATCAGAAGCCGAGCCAACGACGAACACCGCGACCTGAGCGAGACGGAACATACACAGGTCAACGGCATCCTTGACCGCGTTGAGGACATCAAGGCCCAGATCGAACAGGACACACGCGCCCGCAAACTGTCCGATTGGTCCTCAACGTCGCAGGACGACAACGAGCCGCGCCCGGACATCGGCGAGTCAGGCAATTCCAAGCGATACTCTGGCTCACAGCCAGCCCGGTTCGGATCGTTCGGCGAGTACTTGATCGCCGTATGCCGTGCGGCGCAACCCGGCCATCCCATCGACCCGAGGTTGCATCAGCGCGCCTCGGGCATGAGCGAAGGCGTGCCGGCCGATGGCGGATTCCTGGTTCAGACGGACTTCGCCGCCGAACTGCTCAAGCGCACCTACGCGACAGGCGTGGTCGCCAGCCGATGCCGCAAGATCCCGATCAGCAGCAACGCCAACGGCATCAAACTGAATGCCGTCGCCGAGACCAGCCGCGCCGATGGTTCGCGCTGGGGCGGAGTCA